GCTTTACCGTCTGCCGTTTGTGCGTTGGCAAGTGCTGTGTCTGCTTTGCCGTCAGTAGTCGAAAGATCTGTGGTGTTGGTTGCTGTTTGATTTACAGCCGCTTCAATTTCAACGTTAGTTTTTCTTGCGTTTAAATCCAAGGTGCTGTTTGTTGCTGTGTTAATTTGCGCTGCTGATACTGTTAATGTTGGCATGTTATGGCACCTGTAGTAAGTTTTTGTTTGAGTCGAAAAGAAGTACGCCGTTAACGTCATACAACCAATTTGCATTTTCTGTAGAAACTGTGGGTTGGCTTGAATCGTTGAGATAAGCCGCTTGTGATGCTGTCGAACCGTCTAAATAAGTAACGGTGAACGGGTAAGGTATATTTTCGTTAAATGCGAATGTTTCACCCGCATCAACGCGAAGTGCTTTTACGCCGCCGCTCGGGTTCGCTGTCGCTGTGAATGGCACACCTAAAGCCGCGCTCGAAGGGGCGTTAATAGTTGTAGTTGTCATGTTTTATCCGTTTGTTTCGCGCACGAAAAAGAAACCAGAAGCAATTAAGCGCCTAGCAATTTAATGATTTTTGTTTACGTTATTGAGCTTGGGTTGTCGCCAGTGCCTTTTTTAAATCTAGCTTGATTTGAATCTGTGATTATATTAATTGTGCCACTATTTAAATCGATAGCTTTACCTGCCGCGCCACCTGTTGCGGGGGAATTGTCACCACCTGACGCACTATTGCCGCCGTCCGCGCCTGACTCAGCTTGTGAGCCGCCGCCTAAACCGCCTGTTGTTGGTGTGCCTACTTCACCGCTTGCCGCTTCGGAAAATCCTAGCCCTACGCTGTTTGCAGTGAATCCACTACCTGCACCGCCGCCGCCGCCTCTATAAATGCCTAATGATTCGTTGTCATTATCTACAAACTCAGCCCTCCCGCCTGCACCACCACCACCAGGCGCATATAAATATCCGTCTGCTGTATAACTACCATTACCCAAATCGCCTGTACTACCCGCGAGATAAACATTAACAGTTACGCCAGTTCGTCCGAGTAAGCATGTGCCGCCGTCCCCTCCATCATCGCCAGTATCGCCGTCCCCATTCGCACCACCGTTTCCGCCCGCCCCGCCCTTAGCGGTTAAAACTGCGCCGTTGATAGCGACTATATTTACAACGCTACTAGATGGGAATGAGCCGATTGCTATTGCTTGCGCTAGTGATGATTGACCGTATGGCTTGCCGTCAAAAATAAACGTGAATGTGTCAGCACTTACTGGCCCGCCCGCTTCAGTGAATAGGTTTACATCTAACGTACTATTTACGCTGATGTCTGAACCTGCTATACCACCGATAAAAGGGTTGTAAGTAACAGTTGATATTTTATATAAACGCCCGATTGTATTTTTAGGGCTTATCTGTGTAACTTGCGCCCTGACGCCTTGCTTTGCGTTTCCGTAAAAGTCTTGGCTATCGTTTGTTTTAATCTCTACGACATCGCCCAAATCGAAATCTAAATGTTTCTCTTCAATTTCGAATGTTATTTTTTGCGGCCTATTACTAAATCTTTGGGTGTATCGAACTGTTGTTAAATCGGCTGATTCAATATTACTTGTTTTGTTTGATAATATAATCGACTTACCGAGTCTTTTGATTTTCTCTTCATCGTAGAATAAAGCGCCCTCTAAATCTGTATTAAAGGCTAAACTTGAACGAGCAAAGCTTGTGTCGTCATCACTATCGGTTAACTTTCTTTTATCGTATTGCAAAAAAGCACGCGAGAATTGCAAAGACTTTGATTCATTAATTGAAATGCTGTTGTAGTTTATTTCAAAGTTCTCTCTTAATACTGATGTCGTAGTATTCCAAGGCGTCGTCGCTTTTAATTTAATCTTGCCTGTCGCGGTATCAGTCCACATATCAAGCATTAAACTTGAGCAAATACTGTCTAATACTTTTGTCGCCTCTTTCGATTCGTAAAAAATACAATCCATTGACGCGGCTAAGTTGGGTAGCCAATTGTCAATTTCTGCTTCAATGCCTGTGCCGTCATACTCGCCCGCCTCAATTCCCGCGTCAGCAAATATTGCCTCGATGATGTCAAATAAATCAGCGTTTGCAAATTTACGGCCCCGAAATACTTCATCCCCTGCGCTGTGTTCGCTTGGTTCATTTATGATGGTGCGAGAGCCTAGCGTAATGCTTGACGCTCTAGCCACTGTTAGCGTGACGGATGATGCTGTGCCACTTGCGCCCGTTACCATTAATAAATCTTTACCAATGACCGCCGTGAAGCTCGCAAAGGGCGTCCAGTCTGCAATATCACCCGCAACAACTATGCTTGTTGAGCTTGCTGTGATGCCGCTATTTAATCGGCCTGTTATGACCTTTGGGAATTGCGCCTTTTCATCATCAGCTTTATATAGCACATCTTTGCATGAGATAGACCACGCACCCGCGCCACTTCTTTTAATGTCGGTAGCAATGTAGTTATTAGTTCGTATTAGTGAGTCAACATCATTTAATCGTTGATAATATTTAACCCTGACTTTTTTATTAGCGATAATATTACGAGCGTTTATTTTGCCGAAGAATGTGCCGAGCTTTTCTATAGATGGTTGAGCGACTAGTGCGGGCGAACCCATATTCGGATCGCCAACAAAGTCTTTAAATGTTATTGAGCATGTAGCGCGTGACGCGACACCGTTTCCCACTTTTAATATCGGCGTTGTTTCGCTTATCTTACTAATGCTTTTGGATATTCCCGACTCACTTAAAATCATTCCAGTGTCGGTGAATTTATGCGTTTTTATAGTCGTTGTATAGCTTGTTTGGTCGCCGCAAGTTAAGGGCGTAGAAAAGCCTGGTAAGCCGTTGATTGTGCAACTGCCGTCCACCTCTGGCAAGTCTAGCTCGACAATATAATAATGATATAGGCTCACACAGACACCTTAAATGATAGCGCAATATTAACGAGTGAAAGTGTTTGGCTGTGGGTTTTTGGTGAGGATTGTTTTAGCTCAAAGCCCGCTACTGATTCATTCGGTTTGTTGTCGCCCTCATAATCTAAAATCGATATAATGCCGTCAGTTTTGTAGTGTTCAAATACTTCTTGCAGTTCAGTACGCGCCCATGTTTTAGTCATGTTTTTCATGTTCAATGAAAGTTTGGGGCTTTGTTGCTCTGACACTCTATTAGTCGGCTGACCTCTATTGTCAGACGTTACCCGCTCGACATTATTCATGCCGAGGTAATGCAATGATTGACCCGAACTTGTCCCCCAACTGATGTTAGTTGCTAGCCCCGCTGATACATAGCTAATCGTTTTAGTGCCAGCGCCGACAATTGTAATCGTTAAATCGCCAAAGGTTGACGGGGTTTCATTATAAAACACAAGATTTTTGACGTTGTTTGTCGTTGTGTATGCCTTGCTGAATCCTGTCGCCGCAATAGTTACCAGTGAGCCAATCGGAATTTTTAACCCATGCAATGCAACATACTGAGCCGAGCCTACACTGGCAAATGAAAATTCTAAGCCCGTTGTCGATACTATTATTTTAGAAAAGTCGCTGTCTTGTAGGTTTGCTAAAACGCCACTTGATATAGTGCCAACATCTAGAGACATTGTGCTTGCAGACGTAATATTTGATTTACTAATTATCATTAAACTCGTCCGTCCGATTGTGCCTGCATTACTTTCTTCGCCATAACATCGATGGTCTCGTCTGAAAATTCGATAATCATAGATGTAGATTGTTGACTACCGTCTGATATATCGGTTGCTGTTATGCCTTGGTCGTCAAATGATTCTGGCTGTGGTGACTCGCTAGGTGGTGTTATTGTTGAACTGCCGCCACCCTCTGGGCTTGATGACATAATCGCCGCTATTTGTGCCAACCCTGTCACCGCTGTTAGTGCTGCGCCAGGGTAGTTCTGACTCGCTAGGGCTTTTGTAATGCCCTCAGCAGTGTTCATTCCCGCTACTGACGCCGCCGCAATCTGTTTAATTCTATGCGTTTTCTTTGACTGACCGCCGACCGCATTAATTAATGAAAGCCCGTCACTGATTTGAGTTTTTAAAGATGCTTTTGACCATGAGTCCTCAGTCTTGACCTTATCGCCCTTGTCTTTTGTATCTTTCTTTTGTAGTTGCGCTAGTTCTTCGTAATATTCGCGATGTAATAATAACTTATTGTCGAGCTTATCTTGCAGTGCTTTTAATTCAACTTGGTTCTCTTCTTCAAGCAAGCTCGGGTCTAACGTGCTCGGTGCAAATTCGCCTATGATTTCTTTTAGCTTTTCTTGATATTGCTCTTCTGATATAGCCTTTTCATCGTGCAACTCTCTTAAGCTTGCTAATTCGTTGGCGTAAGCGTCTTGCTTTGCTTGCTCGTCAGTAGTTGCAAAGTCTAATATTTGAAGCCTGTAGTCTTGCTCGACTTGCTTTTTAAGGCTTGCGTAATGCTCTGACTTTTCAGCATCACCCGAATATAATTCCTCAAGGATTTTTAACCGCTCTTCTTTTTCTTCGTCAAGCAATTGTAATTTTGTTTTCTTTGCGTCTTGCAGGGCTTCAAGCTCACCCTCTAAGGTTTTGCCGTCAGTGATAGTGTCTGCGCCTGATTTGGTGCTTTCCGTTGCCACTGACTCGATAGGCTTTGCGCTATCTTCTTTCTCAAGCTTTAAAAGTGCGCCTCTAGCCTCAATGATCCCGTTTATTTCTCTAAG